TTAACTGACTCTTATTATATAGAGGATCAGCCTCAAACTTCTAAGACACTCTTAGATTTAGCTAATCAAAAAAATGCGATTGCTGCTGAACATGATGCAGAAGAACTAAGGAAGTGGACACTACCAGAGTTAGAGGTAGACCCTCTTGATGCTGTAAAGAAATCTTTAAAAGAAGATTCCTCTAAAGATGCACTTGTAAGACAACAATCATATATGAGTAAAAGAGCTAGGCTTGATAAAGAGATTTTTGAGAAGTTTGGAAGACCAATAGATTTTACTGTAATGCCCTCTGAAAATAGACACAAATCAGCTTATACAGGTGCTCTTGCTTCTTCAGCAACCGACTTCATTGGAAACCTTAAATTATTACCATCTCGTCTTCTTTCAATAAATCCTGATGTCCCAAATAAATAGTATTAAAAGTGACTTTAGGAATTTCTTATATCTAGCATGGAAGCATTTAGCGTTACCTGATCCAACTCCTATACAGTATGACATAGGTGAGTACCTACAATCAGGGCCAAAAAGATTAATTATTCAAGCCTTCAGAGGAGTAGGTAAGTCTTGGATTACCTCAGCATTTGTAGTATGGAAACTCTTGGTTGACCCTCAGTTAAAATTCTTAGTGGTCTCCGCATCCAAACAGAGGGCAGATGACTTTTCTACGTTTACTAAAAGAATCATTAATGAAATGCCTATCCTCCAACATCTCAAAGCGAGAGAAGACCAACGAAATTCTAATGTGGCTTTTGATGTTGCTCCTTCTAGGGCTGCCCATGCTCCTAGCGTTAAGTCTGTTGGTATCACTGGTCAGATCGTAGGATCAAGAGCACACTTCATTATTGCAGATGACGTTGAGGTATTATCCAACGCTTTGACCCAAGTAATGAGGGATAAACTAGGGGAAGTTGTAAAGGAATTTGATGCTGTTGTTATGCCCAAAGTAGGACGTATAGTTTACTTAGGTACACCTCAGGTAGAAGAAAGCTTATATGCAGGACTTCAAGGTAGAGGCTATGAGTGTCGTATATGGCCTTCTCAGATGCCTTCTAATAAGCTAAAAGAGTTTTATGGTAGTAAACTAGCCCCCTTTATTAACGATTTAGCGAAGCCAGTAGGAGAGCCTACAGACCCTCTTAGATTTGATGCTCTTGACTTAGCAGAACGAGAAGCTTCATACGGTAAATCAGGGTTTGCCCTACAGTTTATGCTTGATACTTCTGGTGAGGATGACCAAAGGTATCCTCTTAAATTAAGTGATCTGCTAGTTATTCCACTTACTACAGATCAAGCTCCCGGCAGAGTGCTATATGGAAAAGATGAACTAATGGATTTACCTGCAGTTGGACTGTCGGGTGACTATTTCTATAAACCTTTCGAGGTATCTACCGATTACTATGATTATACTGGTGCTGCTATGCACATTGATCCTAGTGGCCGAGGACAAGATGAAACCGGGTATGTAGTTACAAAAGAATTGAATGGTAAAATCTTTGTGTTAGCTGTAGGTGGACTTAAAGGTGGCTATGATAAGAGAACTTTACATGAATTAGCTAAGATTGCTGCTGAACATAAAGTAAATGTAGTGGAAATAGAAGCAAACTTTGGTGATGGAATGTATACTGAGATATTTAAACCGGTATTATTCAAGTATCATCAGTGCCATGTAGAAGAAATCAAACACCATAAGCAGAAAGAAGCTCGTATTATAGATGTATTAGAGCCTATTATGAATCAACATAGACTTGTAATAGATTTAAATGAAGCCAAAAGAGACTATGAGGAGCACAAAGAGGAGCCTCGTAGACAGTTGTTTTACCAAATGACTCGACTTACAAGAGATAAGGGGTCACTCCAGTATGACGATAGGATTGACACATTATCTATGGGAGTTAACTATTGGGTAGAACAAATGGCTGCTGACGAGAATCAAGCTTATCAAGACCGTCAGGAATATCAACTTGAAGAAAACATCAGGTCTTTTATGGAGCAAACAGGAGCTATGCAAGATGAGGGTGATGTTTGGGTAAAGGTATAAATGATATGGTTACTAATTGTAGTCTATCTTAATCTGTCTGTTAATCCTCCACAAATAGGACACGCAGAGATAGTGGGTAGTTTTCAGAGTGAACAAGAGTGTGTTAAAAAACAACAGGAGTTTGTAGAACAAGGTAAAGCTGATAATATACAACTTCCAGATAACTTTAACTTAGGATGTGTTCCTTTTAAAAGAAAGGTAATGTGACATGGCGTTTCCAGCAGTAGGAGTTCTTTTAGCACAAGCAGCAAGGTTAGGTATAGGTAAGTTAGCACGAAAGTGGAGCAGGAAAAAACTTCAAAGAGAGATAGCAAAAAGAACAAGTAAGCAGAAAGATCAGGCTGCTAAAACCAATACTGGTCGAGGAGCTAAAAGGCGTTTTAAACCTAAAACTGGCAAAGGTCATTCTAAAAGGAATGTTCCTACAGACCTATCTATTGAGGATTAGGCATGAAACTTCCAGATACTAAGAAGCGATATAGCTTAGAGGATCAAGTTTTGCGTAAAATGTTCAGGGAGAATAAGCAGTATAACACAAGAGTAATACAAAATAAAAAGAAGGATAGTGTTGATGGTAAAAAAACAAGATACCCTCCTTCGGGATATGATTGAAATACCAGTAACTAAAGCAACAGAGTTAGTACAATGTGGTACATATAATACAGTTCATCCACCAAGAAAGGAGTCATTTAATGACCAAGAAAATCAGGGGAGATGTTGGAAATTCGGGGTTCAATACGAGCCTTGGGAGACATAATCCAACTCCATCCCCAAAGAATACCCGACCTTTGACTGTTAAAAACAAAGGTGTTCGGGCAGTTTCCACTCGTTTTCCCTATGACAGCCGTAAGGGAGAAATCCGTAACCATAGCAACTAGGAGATAGTATGAAACGCAAAGGTTATCCTAATCCTAAGCCTAAGGCTAAGAAAGCTCCCACAGGCACTTCAGCTAAAAGGGGAGGTAAGCCACCTCAACAGCCAGTTAAACTTAGGGTTTACTAAAGTGTACTGGGGGTTATCCTTTGGGTAATCCCCAACATTTTATTATAAAAATCTGAGTGGGTATATAAACGCTAGCGATCCGCGTTTTTCCCCCAATGGCCTTCGTTCCTTATTAAAGAAAACTCGAATTCCACACGAATTTAATTTTTTTGGCCTATCGGTGTCCATTAATCTACCATGATTTAAATTTCAAGTGTACTCAGTGTTGAACCTTGGGTTAACTCCGGGTTAATCGCAAGTGATATGGCTTGGCCTGTGTTTCTTTAGTAGTATTAATTTTTTTTGTTTATCATTTATTGTTGTGCACCGGCCATGACTACCTATGAACATAACCGGGTTAAAACAGTCATGATTTATTTTTTTATTTAGGGGTTGACAGGTTATGGTCTTTTATAGTATTTTTAAGAAAGTTAAATATTTCTAAATTTTTTAAAAAGGAAAAACAAACTTATGCCTACAGTAAACGAGATCATAACAGACAAGATCATAAAGGGATTAGAAGCTGGTAACGTACCGTGGCAAAAGCCATGGCATGACTACGGCACTCCTAAAAATTTAATATCTAATCGAATGTATACAGGTATTAATTTTTTTCTTTTATCTTTATCAGATTATGAAAGCCGGTATTTTTTAACTGAAAAACAAGCAAAGCAATTACACGGCAGCGTAAAGATTGAACAAAGAAATAAACCTTTTAATATTATTTATTATGGAGTAGCAAAAAGTAAACGAGTAGATGAACAAGGGAAACCATATCGCTTTTTAAAATACTATCGAGTTTATAATATTGAACAATGCGAAAACCTTGATCATTCTAGAATAGAAGAGGTTAACAGTATTGAGAAATTAAACTTTAATCCTATTGAACAAGCCGAAGCTATTTATAACGGTTATATTGGAAAGCCGGAGTTAACCTTTATAGAGAATAAAGCTTATTACAGTCCAATGGCAGATAAAATTAATATGCCAAAAAAAGAAAACTTTAAAGGTATACCAGAGTTTTACTCAACACTGTTTCATGAAATGGTGCATAGCACTGGTCATAAAAAAAGACTGTCAAGGCCTGAGATTGTAGACACGCATTTTTTCGGTACGCATGATTATAGTAAAGAAGAGCTAACCGCTGAGTTAGGAGCTGCGTTTTTATGTGCTGAGGCCGGGATTAATAACACAGTAGAAAATAGCACTTCTTACATTAAATCATGGTTAAAAGTATTGAAGAGCAAAGATAATTCTAAATGGGTTATTGAAGCAGCAGCAAAGGCACAAAAGGCCGTTAATTACATTAAAGGTGATTTAACCAAGTAAATCTTTAGAGCTGGTTAAGCTTAGCTTAGCCGGTTTTATAAGGTTTATTTATAACCTTGTAATATTAACTTAACTAAGGATAATTATGCAAATACCTAAGAAACTACTAAGCACTAACTCGAAAATTGAGAAAAGCTTAAAAGAATATGAGTTCTATATCGCTACAATATTGCAGCTACTACCTAGTAAATATTTATGTGTTAATTATAAAGAATGTATTAAAAATTGCTTAGCTTTTAAAGGCATGGCTAAGGTATACCCTAGCGTGATTAAATCAAGGAAAGCAAAATCAGACTATTTTAGGGCTAATCCTGAGCTGTTTATTGAGCACTTAAAAAAAGAGATCAAACTACAATATAAACGAGCTATTAAAAAGCATAAAAAATCAGTGGTTAGATTAAACGGCTTTACTGATATTGATTATTCAAAACATGGTATTTTTGAGTTATACCCGGAAACCCAATTTTATGATTATTCCGCTGATTATAAAAAGGTATTAAATAATAAGCATAATAACTTGCATTATACATTTAGCTATAAAGGCAATAATTTATTAGAATGTGTTGACTTATTAAAACGAGGAGTTAACATAGCGGTTATTGATATACCGGAAAATCAGTTTTTTAATGATTGGCAAGTTAATCACATTGAAGGTGACAAGCACGACTTTAGATTTTTAGATCAAAAGAATAGTATTGTATGGTTAAGTGAAAAAGTATAATATTTATTAATTTAAAATAGGGGTTGACAAAAT